GTGAACTTATCTATGCAAATCACTGTTAACATCAACGCGCCTGAACTGGCACAAGCAATTCATGCGCTAGCTGCAGTGCTCAGCCAATCCGGCGGTATTGTGCGGAGTACACAAACAGCGCCGCAACCCGAAATCCAACCTACAGCGCCTCAGCAGATCCATGTGCATCAGCCCATTGAACAGTCTGCACCGGCTGCTAACCAAGCTCCTACAGCTCCTGTAGCGCAACAGTCCGCGCCTATCGCGCAGCCTGCAGTCCAGCAGCCAGCTCCTGTCAGTCAGCCTGCTGCAGCTCCAACGGCGGCACCGACATACGATTTCAATCAATTGGCCACTGCAACCATGCAACTGCAGCAAGCCGGGCAAAACATTCTGGAGCTGTTTGCTCAATTCGGCATCCAGTCTCTCAACCAGTTGCCAAAGGAGCGCTACGGCGAGTATGTCAACGTGCTGAGGCAGCGAGGTGCAAAAATATGACGCAGATCGCGCACGCAGAGCGGAGCCATGCGCTCCTCTCTGCCAGCGGAGCGCATCGGTGGCTAAGGTGTACGCCATCAGCCAGGCTCGAAGAAACGCTGCCCGATCGTCGGACAAGCTACTCTGCGGCCGGCACCCTCGGGCATGAGATCGCGGAATTTAAGCTCCGGAAGCACTTCATTGAGCCGATCGGCGCACAGAAGGCAGCCGCTCAGATGCGCAAGTTCAGAGCCAATGAGCATTACAGCAGTGAGCTGGAGCAGATCGTAGATGTGTTCGTCGACTACTGCAAGTCGATCGACATGCTCTTTACATCTCGCCCATACGTGTTGGTTGAGCAACAAGTCGACTTTTCGCACATCGTCCCAGAGGGATTCGGCACTGCTGACTTTATCGCGGTCGGTGATGATCTGATGGTTGTAGCGGACCTCAAGACGGGACAAGGCAAGCCTGTGCCGATCCAGGGCAATGAGCAGATGCGGCTGTATGCTCTAGGAGCGCTACGAGCGGTTGCAGGCATCTTCCCAGTCAGCCGAGTGCGTATGGCGATTGTCCAGCCGAAAGTCTACGACGAGCCTCAGGAGGATGAGATCACAGTCGAGGAGCTCGAGCGCTGGGCTGAGGAGATCAAGCCGATCGCGCAGCTCGCGTATGAGGGTAAAGGTGAGTTCGTAGTCGGCGATCACTGCGGCTTTTGCCGAGCTCGTGAGACGTGCCGGGCGCGGATTGAGCAGTTTTTCGGAGCTGCGGAGCAGATGCCCTATAAACCGCCGATCATCGGATGGGACGAGGTCGGCGAGGTGTTGCGTAAAGCTGAAGGGGTTGTGTCCTGGTACAACGACCTGAAGGAGCTCGCACTTGCACACATCCTTGAAGGTGGAGAGGTTAACGGTTGGAAAGCTGTCGAGGGACGCGGATCCCGGGCGTACAGCAACATCGACGAAGCGTTCGGAGCCCTCACGGCCGCCGGCATTGACGAGGCCATCTTGTATGAGCGTAAACCGCTCACACCGGCGCAGATCGAGAAAGCGCTCGGCAAGAAGCAGTACAGAGAGCTGCTTGAGGATCCGGGTTATGTGGTCAAGGAGCCTGGTAAGCCTACTTTGGCACCGATCGAGGACAAACGTCCTGCTTATTCAAAGGCTGCAGCGGTTTTCGCCGCTGATGCTAATACAACTAACAACTAAAGGAGTCGAAGAGATCTATGAGTCAAACGAATGTAACCACCGGCGAGGTAAGACTGTCGTATGTCAACTTGTTTCAACCACGAGCAAATCAGCAGGGGCAGGAGCCGAAGTACAGCGTAACGATCCTATTACCCAAGACTGACACGGCCACATATCAACGCATTCAGGCTGCGATTCAAGCGGCGTATGAGAGAGGTGTGCAGGAAAGCTGGAACGGTGCCAGACCGCCGCTCAAGCACGTTATCCACGACGGTGATGGGGTACGCCCATCAGGTGAACCGTTCGGTGAGGAGTGCAGAGGGCACTGGGTGTTCACGGCATCGAGCAAGAACAAGCCGGAAGTTGTGGATGCGCATCTCAACCCGATCATCGATCAGTCCAAGGTGTACAGTGGCGTATACGGACGCGTAAACATCAACTTCTACCCGTACAACAACAGCGGCAATCGCGGAGTTGCTGCCGGTCTTGGCCCGGTACAGATCCTGCGTGACGGTGAGCCGCTCGGCGGTCGAGTGTCCGCAGCAGATGCGTTTGGTGCTGGGTATGTGCCTCAACAACCGCCTGCAGGTTATAACCAGATCCCGCCGCAGCAGTACGCGCCGCAAGCACCTCAACAATACGGGCAACCATACGGAGCACCTCAGCAATACGCGGCACCTCAGCCGCCGCAAGCTCCAGCGCCGCAGATTGACCCGATCACAGGGCAGCCGCTTGGCGGAGGCATCTACGGCATATGAGCCGGTTAAACATCGACATCGAGACATACAGCTCAGTAGACATCAAGAAATCAGGCCTGTACAAGTACGTGCAGGCCTCTGATTTCCAAGTGCTGCTCTTTGCGTACAGTCTTGATGGTGATCCAGTACAAGTGGTTGATCTGGCTCAAGGGGAGCAGATTCCACAGCAGATCATTGGTGCATTGTTTAACCCTAGTGTAGAGAAACGAGCCTGGAATGCTGCGTTTGAATGGTACAGCTTAAGTAAACTCTTTTGTTTGCCCCACGATCAGATGGTCACCTGGCTCGATCAATGGAAATGCTCTATGATCCACTCCTATTATTGCGGCTATCCGGGTAGTTTGGCAGCCGCCGGCGAAGTGGTCGGGATACCCAGTGACAAGAAGAAAATGTCCGTCGGAGGCGCGCTGATTCGGACGTTTTGCATACCGTGCAAACCAACAAAATCAAACGGCAATCGAACCCGAACATTACCTCACCACGAGCCTGAGAAGTGGCAAACCTTTAAGCATTACTGCGCCGGTGACGTGTACGCCGAAATGGCCATAGCCGACAAGCTCGATGCTTTCCCTGTGCCAGAGCCGGAATGGCAGCTATGGCGACTCGACATGAGGATAAACGAACGCGGTGTACAGTGTGATCGGCAAATGGTCGAGTCGGCAATCCGGATGCTTGATGAAGAGACAAAAGCGCTCATCACCGAAGCAGTGCAACTCTCAGGCATAGAAAATCCGAAGTCTGTCCAGCAGCTGACGCAGTGGCTCGAAGAAGAGACCGGCGAAGTGGTTTCGGATCTCCGGAAGGGCACCGTCGCGAAGATGGTTGAGCGGCTGGATCCGGGGAAGGCCAAAAGAGTGTTGGAGATCCGGCAAGAACTCAGCAAGTCCAGCACAAAAAAGTATGCGGCCATGCGCGAAACGATCTGCGATGATGGCCGGATCCGAGGGTTACTGCAGTTCTACGGAGCGAACCGGACGGGTAGATGGGCCGGTCGGTTGGTACAGGTCCAGAACCTACCGCGGAACAATCTGCCTGCTATTGAACTGGCGCGGGAATACGCTGCTAAAGGTAACGCCTTTTTTCTGAAACTTCTTTATGGTAGCCTCTCCGATACGCTGTCCCAGCTTATCCGGACGGCCCTCATTGCCAGACCAAACACAACGTTGCACGTTGCCGACTTCTCAGCGATCGAGGCCCGCGTATTAGCCTGGCTTGCTGGCGAACAGTGGCGGATTGACGTATTCCGAACACACGGCAAGATTTATGAGGCGTCAGCCAGTCAGATGTTTGGCGTACCAATCGAGCAGATCGGCAAAGGCAGTGAGCTACGACAAAAAGGCAAAGTCGCAGAGCTCGCACTCGGATACCAGGGCGGTCCTGGAGCGCTAATCAGCATGGGTGCACTTGAACAAGGACTGACTGAGGAGGAACTCCCGGAGATCGTTGAGCGCTGGCGCAACGCTAATCGGGCTGTCGTAGAGTTTTGGCGATCGATCGAAGGAGCCGCCCTGCATGCCGTCCAGACTGGCGAAGCTGTCGGCCTTCGAGGACTCGTGATTGCCCGGGAGATGGATAGCAGGACAGGGCAAGACTTTATGACGATTCGATTGCACAGCGGCCGTAAGCTCTATTATCCAAAGCCGTATATCTCTGAAAACCAGTTTGGTCGGCCGGCTATTCACTATTACGGCGTTGAGGGCGGCAAGTGGTCCGTACTGAGCACATACGGCGGGAAGCTAACAGAGAATGTGGTGCAGGCGATCAGCAGAGACTGTCTGGCAAATGCGCTGATGAAGCTGGACGCGGCCGGTTTTGAGATCGTGATGCACGTTCACGACGAGATCGTGGCGGAGGCGGAGGGCGATCACCTGGAAGAGATGCTCGATATTATGCGCGCGCCGATTCTTTGGGCACCAGGGCTGCCGCTCGATGCGGCTGGTTTCATAAGCAATTTTTACATGAAAGATTGAGGTGATCGTCTCTTGTACGGAACTAATGGGACACCGGTCCCGAAACGAGAGATCGAGGAAATGTCTCGCGGATCCGGTCCGGTTATCACCTACAAATTAACGCCCAGGCAGCTTGAGATCTATCTGGCGACTGGGCAAATCGTGAAGGAGGAAGAAAAGATGAGCTTAACGAGAGATGAGTATTTGAAGTTGAGATATAAAGGAAGAGGCCGAACAGAAATCATGCGTAACCACTTCAACGGCAATACACAAGTCTTCTACCGCCAACTACAGGAATGGGGTATCAAGGAAAAGGACGCAGAGGAGCGTGAGCTCGATATGATGGCGGCGTCCAGGAAATCCAGCATCGAGCCTGACACATCGACTGCAGTACAACCTGCCGACGAACAGACAAGAACGCCTATTCTGCTTGAGGACGAGCCGGATGCTGCGTCGTCAAAACCGATTGAAACGGCTCCACACGACATTATCAAACAGCTGGAGAACCTATACAACGCACTTGGCGTGACTAATGCGATCCGCGCGGTCATCGATGAGCGCCGACGCCAGGATGCTAAGTGGGGTGTGCATAATCACGCGCCTCATTATTGGTCGGGTATCCTGGGTGAAGAGTTTGGCGAGCTCTGTGAAGCGATCAACGAGACAGTGTTTGATAACGGTGCGGAGGCTAGGGCCAAGGGCGGTTATGAGAACATGCGCCGTGAGGCTGTTCAAGTCGCCGCAGTGGCGATCGGCTTCATCGAAGCACTAGATCGGAGATATGCACCAGCTTAAACCCTGAGAGGAGTCGCTTGCGATGCAATTTGACCGTCAAATCATCATATCCTCATCCGGCAGTCGCAAGTCGACGCACTGGCCGGCGCAGACGCTGTACTGGTCTGAATTGGTGCAGCGCCTGCACACCGCTGTACGCGGCACAGAGACGCTCGCTGAGTACCTCAAGATGCCCAAGAGCCAGCAGGACGATCTCAAGGACGTGGGCGGTTTTGTTGGCGGCGAGCTGGAAGGCGGAAGGCGTAAGGCAAATGCAGTCAAGGGACGCGATCTGGTCACCCTCGATCTGGACGCCATCCCGCCATTTGAGACCGATAACGTGCTGCGCCGCATTGAGTCGCTTGGCTGCGCCTATGCCGTATACAGCACGCGTAAGCACTCGCCGGATCGGCCACGCCTGCGTTTGATCGTGCCGACAGATCGCACCATGACCGCTGATGAGTATGAACCGATCGCACGTAAGCTCGGTGAGATGGTCGGCATTACCCTGTGTGACCCAACCACGTTCCAAGCTGTACGGCTCATGTACTGGCCTAGTTGTTCGGCTGACAGCCAATATGTCTTCCACTACAACGACAAGCCGTTCCTCAGCGCCGACGGCATGCTCGGCTTATACGCCGACTGGCGTGACTGGATGAGCTGGCCGCAAGTGCCTGGTGCAGATGTGCAGCATGTCCGCCTGGCCGCCAAGCAAGGTGATCCGCTCGCCAAGCCCGGTGTCGTTGGAGCGTTTTGCCGGCAGTACGATGTCATAACTGCTATACACACGTTTTTGCCGGGGCTCTACGAGCCGACAGAGGACCCGACGCGCTGGACGTACACAGGCGGTTCCACAACCGGCGGGGCGATCATATACGACGATGGCAAGTTTCTGTATAGCCACCACGCCACAGACCCGTGTAGTGGCCGCTTGGTCAACGCCTTTGACCTGATCCGGCTGCACAAGTTTGGTGATCAGGACGACGACGCGGCACCGGGCACACCGACTAATAGACTGCCGAGTTTCGCGGCGATGACGGCCTTTGCGCTGCAGGATGCAGGCGTTGCATCTGTCATGGCACAGGAGCGCTATGAGCGTGCTGTCGAGGCGTTTGGCCAGGACTCAGCCGAGACTCCAGCGGCTGACACGGACTGGATCAAGAAGCTTGAGCTAAGCCCGACGACAGGCCGCCCAGCCAAGACTACTGATAACATCATCGTCATCCTGGAGCATGACCCGAATCTGCGCGACAAGATCGCCTACGACGAGTTTGCTGTGCGAGGTATGGCCATGGGTGCGCTGCCGTGGGATCCGTATCCGGAGCGCCGCCCATGGACGGATATCGACGACGCGGGCCTACGCCACTATCTGGAGCGGGTGTACGGGATCACTGGCAAAGAGAAAGTGCTCGACGCTGTGGCGCTCGTTGGCCATCGGCACAGTTACAACGAGGTGCAGGAGTATCTACAGTCTCTTACGTGGGACGGCGTCAGGCGTCTCGACACACTTCTCCACGACTATCTAGGTTGTGAGGATAACGTCTATACGCGCGCTGTTAGTCGCAAGGCTGTCGTAGCGGCAGTAGCCAGAGCGATGCAACCGGGGTGCAAGTTCGACAACATGCCGATCCTCGCCGGGCCGCAGGGCATCGGGAAATCAACGTTCCTCCGGATCCTCGGCCGCGAGTGGTATAGCGACAGCCTGACCACTTTTGAGGGCAAGGAGGCGTCTGAACTCATCCAGGGTATCTGGATCAATGAAGTTGGAGAGCTCAACGGCTTCAGCAAATCGGAGACGGGAGCCATTAAGCAGTTTCTCAGCCGTACTGAGGACATCTACCGGGAGCCTTATGGCAGACGCACATCAAACTACCCGAGGCGCTGCGTGTTTTGGGGTACGACTAACGACGCTGAGTTCCTTCGCGATGCGACCGGCAATCGACGTTTTTGGCCTGTTGATGTCGGCATACAACCTGCGAAGAAATCGGTTTTCGAGGACTTGGAGTGTGAAGTCGACCAGATATACGCAGAGGCGATCATGTACTGGCGGCTGGGTGAACCTTTATATCTGACTGGTGAAGCAGCTGAGATCGCCAAGCAACAACAGGAAGATCACCGAGAGGGTAACGCCAAGGAAGGCCTCATCCGCGAATTTCTCGAACGGCCAGTGCCTCTGGGTTGGGAAAAACGTGATATAGCTTCAAGGCGGTTATATTGGTCGGCCGAGTTCGGGCGCGGGGAAGGCGAGACGGTGCCGAGGGATAGAGTCTGTGCAGCCGAGATCTGGGTGGAGTGTTTGGGCGGAGACCTTAAGCACATGAGGCGTATCGAGACGATGGAGATTAACGGCATTCTGTCCCGGATGCCGGGGTGGAGCAGCAAGCCGGTGACTATGAGGTGCGGACCGTACGGGCTCCAGAAAGGCTTTTATAGAGAGTTCTGAGGAACGAAAAGTCTGTTACTTTAATGTTACTTTGCCTGTTACTTTGTTACTGGAAAGTAACACCAATTGTTACTTTGAATTTGAAAGTAACAGCAAAGTAACACACAAAGTAACAGCGACAAACCGCACCACACCTGGCTTTATGGGCTATTTGTTACTTTGTTACTTTGATTCTTATTAAAAGGAATAAATAGAGAGAATAGAGAGATTAGGGCGTACACGTATGCCTCTAATACGCCTAAACGCGCACATAACATAACGCGCGCGCGAAGAAAGTAACACAGGAGGGTTGAACGTGCTGGAGCGAAACATTGAGTCGTATCTGCGGAATAGCGTTAAGAAGATCGGCGGAGTGGCCTATAAGTGGGTGAGCCCTGGCAACAGCGGTGTACCAGACAGGATCGTTATCGCACCAGGCGGCAGACTCGCGTTTGTCGAACTGAAAGCACCGGGAAGGAAGCCAACGGCGCTGCAGTTGGTGCAGCACGATAAACTTCGAGCACTGGGCTGGGATGTCAGAGTGATCGACAGCCGCGAAGGTGTTGATGATTTGATCAAGGAGCTGACAGCGAATGAATTTACTTCAGCAGACCACAACGCAACGTAAGATCTTTGTGCCGCATCCATACCAACGCTACTGCATCCATCGCGTCGTAACGGATCCATACCTGGGCCTGCTGCTGGATATGGGACTTGGCAAGACGGTGATCACACTGACTGGTGTCAACGACCTGATGTATAACCGGTTCGCGGTCCGCAAGACATTGGTTGTTGCGCCGAAAAAAGTCGCGGAGGCGACCTGGACGGATGAGGCAGCGATCTGGGAGCATCTGCAGCTTTTAAGGGTGCAGACAGTGCTGGGTACGGAACGACAGCGGCTACGTGCGCTAGCTACGCCGGCTGACATCTACGTGATCGGCCGAGATAATCTGCAGTGGTTGGTGGACCACTACCGGCAAGCCTGGCCGTTTGACATGGTCGTGCTGGACGAGTTGTCGAGCTTCAAGAATCCGAGCTCAAACCGGTTCAAGGCGATGAAGCGGGTCAGACCGAAGGTACAGCGTGTGCTGGGGCTCACCGGCACGCCCGCACCGAACGGGCTGCTTGATCTCTGGGCTCAGGTGTATCTTCTGGATCAAGGGCAGAGACTGTATACGCGGTTCGAACAGTACCGGAATCGGTTCTTTGACAAGGTGCCGCGAGGAGACTTTAGCAAATACGAGCAGAAGATCGGCGCGGAAGAAGCGATCAAACAGGCCATCGAGGACATCTGCATCAGCATGAAGGCAGAGGATTATCTGGACCTTCCGGAGTTGGTGCAGAACCGGATCCCGATTGAGTTGGATAGCAAAGCCCGAAAAGCTTATCAGGATTTTGAGCGAAAACAGGTGCTGGAGCTGAACGGCGAGATCATCACAGCTGCACAGGCTGCAGCTGTGACTAACAAGTTGCTTCAGTTTTGCGGCGGAGCCATCTACGACGAGGACCGGAATGTACACGATGTGCATGATGCTAAGATCGAGGCATACATGGAGTTGGTTGAGAGCTTGCAGGGTAAACCTCTGCTGACGTTTTACGGATACCAACATGACAGAGATAGGATCCTGAAAGCCTTGCGGAAGTACAAAGGGTTTGAAGTTCGAGAGCTAAAAGGTCCGCAGGACTACGCGGACTGGAATGCCCGTAAAATCCACGTGGGTTTGGCGCATCCGGCCAGCACAGCTTACGGCTTGAACCTGCAGCGTGGTGGCAATCACATCTGCTGGTTTACACTGCCATGGAGCCTGGAGCTGTATGAGCAGGCACAGAAGCGTCTGCACCGACAAGGCCAGCAGGAGAAGGTGATCGAGCATTTCCTCATGGTGCGAGACAGCATGGACGAGGAAGTGGCGAAGCGACTGGAAGGTAAAGCAAAGACTCAGCAGGCGTTGATTGACGCGCTGAAAGCGCGGATCGAGAAGATAGCGTGAGGTGATGAGGCATGAATGACCGCCAAAAGCGAAGAGCATTTCAACGTGTGAAGGCGATGACGAACGACCAGTTCTGGGCCTGGATGAATTGGCTACACAGCCAAGCCTACGCCAAGGCAGTGGAGCACTATACCGACGCGGCAGAGATTGTGCTTCCGCCTCGGCTGCAGAAGCAGCTGCACGCTAAGGCGACCGAGATCCGGGAACGGTGGGACGGCATGGCGACGATCACGCTGGACGACACAACAGGCACGGAGTTTGATCGGATTATGGGACGGATTAACAAGGAGGCTGATCAATAGTGGGTTTTACACCGGAGCAAGAAATGAGATTGGATAAGGGTGACGTGGTTAATCACCCGGCACATTACACTGCCGGCAAAGTCGAATGTATCGACGCGATCGAGGCGGCGACAGTAGGGCTCGAAGGTATACAGGCGATGTGTACGGGTAACGTGATCAAGTATGTATGGCGCTGGAAGCGCAAAGGCGGAGTGCAGGATCTGCGCAAGGCCAGGTGGTATCTGGATAGGCTGATCGAGGAGGTCGAGCAAAATGACAATCTGCAAACATGATAAACTGGCCCGATCCTGCGAGACATGCCTGCTTGAACAAGAGGTCGGCATATTACAAGAACGTCTGGATCGCGTCGCCGCTATCGTCGATGTGATCGAAGAACACGGTGATCTGGACGCGACGACATTGACGCAGTTGAGGC